TGTTTTATCATCCCGATGCTTATAACATGATGAGCTGGGAAAACAAATGGGATGAAGACCGGGTAGGAACCAAATGCTGTTATTTTATCCCGGTGTACTCTGTCATGGATAAGTACATGGACCAGGAAGGTAATGCAGATGAAGTTGCCGGCAGGGCCCATCATGACAAAGAGCGCTACAGGATTCACAAAGAAGATCCTACCGGAGAAGATAAATACATTGCAGAATACCCCTATACACCTGGCGAAGCTTTAGTCAGGTTAAACAGCAACTTGTTTCCGGTAGCAGACTTGCAAAAGCAATTACTTCGGGTAGAAAGTGATACGAGTATTAAAGGTTTTCTCAAACATGGCAGCTTTGAACGTGATTTACTATCTGGTAAGCCTAAGTTTAAATTAAACACTAAGCTCAGGCCTATTACAGAATTCCCTCACCAAAATGGTGATAATCTTACAGGCTGTACTACAATAGTAGAAGCACCTTATAAAGATCAGCTGGGCCATGTGCCTGGTAATTTATACTTGATTGTGGTGGACCCTTATTACAAAGACGATTCTGAAAGTAAGATTTCGTTAGCTGCAGCATATGTTTACAAGCATATCAATAACATCTCCCCAACTGAAGATGATCTGATAGTAGCCTGGCATGTATCCCGTCCAGAAAAGCTAGAGGACTTTTATAAAGAGCTGTTTCTGTTGGCGGAATACTACAATGCAACTATACAATCAGAAATCGCCGGAGGCGGTAAGGGTATTTTAGATTATGCGACTTATCACAAGTTAAAACATTACTGCGAAAAAGAACCTGATATTTTTTACAACAAAGAAGTTACTGTTAAAAGCTATAATAAGCCTTATTTTATGAATATGGCTGGAGACAGGCCACAACTTGCAGTTGCATATCTTGCTGACTGGCTCAGAACAGAAAGATCTGCCATATCTGAAAATGGATCCCAGACGGTTATTAAAAACCTGAACAAGATTTATGATGCGGGGTTATTAAAAGAGTTAATAAAATATAACCTCGAGGGTAACTTTGACAGGGTATCTGCTATGAGGCTCTTGCCTTTCATGATGAAAGACAGAACAGAAACAGAGTACCGTCAACGTCAGGAGTTATCACAAAAAAGTTTCTGGGACAGAGAGTTTCATTCTAGTATGCCGAACCTGTCAGAGCATATGTTGTCGCAGGCAGATCTTAATTCAGCTGCAGATGATAGTGAGGAAGTAAAAGCCAAGCAGGAAGTTTTTTTAAGGACAGTAGCTTCTTATGATAATAAGCTGGTATATCCGGAAGACTTCGATTAGTGGTATCTATTGTTTCTTTAACTATTTTTACATATGGTAAAAGCACCGATACAGCGGGATCCTGATGCTCCCCGGACACCTTATGTAGGTGGTAAACCATTGCTCAGAGTTTCTGAACAGGAAAAAATCAAAAATGATTTTGCTCACAGTAAAGATGTAATAGATTTTTTTATTCAGAGCACTTACTTCCAGGATAGTTTAGGTCAGCGTAACAGCAACTATCGGGATTTGTATGTTTTATATAATGTATATAATAACATCATACCTGAAGAGTACTTTGATTACGTTACTAATCCTTTAAATTCTGTTAAAGCTCAACACAAATCCTTTCCTGCCAAGATCAGGCCTTATAACATTATACGCAATAATTGTGACTTGTTATTTGGGGAATTTGATAAACGTCCTAAAAATTATACAGTAGTAGTAGGTGATACTGAAGCGTTGAACAAAGCTGAAGACGAGCTGTATGCATTAATACTTAATAACCTGCAGCAGCATTTTATCAATGGCATGAATCAGGCTAATGGTTCAGATGAAGAATCCGGAGTACCTAGCCAACCTGCAGAACCTCCTGCAAAAGTTAAAGCAAAATTTTTAGCAAACTATAAAGATGAGCGTGCTGTCTGGGGCCAGGTAAACCTCGAGGAGATAGATCATGAGGTCCATACTGTAGAACAGTTTGCCAGGATGTTTAAAGATTTTGTAATCGCTGGTGAATGTTATAGTTTAAAAAAGGTCCACAAAGAGCGCATTATTTATGAGCGGGTATCTCCCATGGATCTGGACTATGATAAATCTCCAGACTGTAAATACATTGAAGATGCTTCTTGGGTAGTCAGAAGAAAATATACTTTACCAGCCGATGTTGTATCTGAATTTTATGAAGAGCTTACAACAGGTAAAATTGATAAGCTCGAAGAACAAGATAGTACGTTACCTTTTAGCGTACCTTATTTTAATACGTTATTTGGTAATACCTACAGACGCGAAGAGGATTTACGCAGAAGTAAGATTTGTTTGTATCACGTTACCTGGAAGTATTACAGAAAGTTTGGCATATTATCTTATCAGGATCCGCTTACTGGCCAGCCCCAGGAAATGGAAGTGGATGAAAACTACAAACCTGATAAAGCTGCGGGAGAATCTGTAGAATGGATGTGGGTGCCGGAATGGTGGGAAGGTTACAGAGCTGATGCACCAAATATCTCTGCCAATCCTGCCTCCGGTGCCGTTAAAGATATAATTTACCTGAAGATTAGACGCATTGCAGAGCAGCGCAATCAGGAAAATGATTTTGGTTATTGCAAAGGCTTATATAATGGCTACAGGTTTTCTGACACTCACGCCAGAAACACTTCTATAGTAGAGCTTGGCCTGCCATATCAGATCATGTACATAATCTTACATTATCGGTTAGAACTTGCCCTGGCAAAATCAAAAGGTAAAATAGCATTACTTGACATCAATACTATTCCTAATACAAAAGGCTGGGATGAAGAAAAGTTTTTCTATTGGTCAGAAGCTAATGGTTTTGCATTACTTAATCGTAATCAACTAGGTGTTGATAAAGGCTGGAACCAGTATCAGGTATTAGACTTATCCTTGTTTGAGCACATTGCAAATCTCATCAAGATCATGGATTACATCAGACTTGAGTGGGATCAATTAGTAGGGTTTACTCCTCAGCGAAAAGGCCAGACTGCTGCCAGTGAAACTGCTTCCGGTATTGATGCAGCACGTTATCAATCCAGTGTTATCTCTGAGCGCTTGTTTGCAGGTTTTGATGAATTTATTAGAACAGAGCGCCAGGGATTACTGGACTTATCTAAGTTTACTAATCTCACCGGTAGAAAAGCAATCCATTATGGAGATGACATGCAGGGCATGATGTTAAACATTGATCCTGCCCGGTACATAGAAACTGTTTTTAATATACATGTATCTAATTCTTCTGCAGATCTTGAAAATGTCAAGATGATGAAACAGCAAGCTGCTAACTTTGCAGCTCAAGGATCTAATCCTTCTGTTATCGCTGAGATCCTTCAAGCTAATAATATCAGCAAACTTAAAGCAGTATTAAAATCTATGGAAGCTGCAGAGATGGAAAAAGCAGCAGGCCAACAACAATCAGAAGCTGAACTTGAAGAACGCAAAATTGCTATCCAAAAAGAGTACAAAGAAATAGAGTATACTTTTGATAGCTTGTTACAAAAAGAGAAATACGACGAAGAAAAAGAACTGGCGCATATTAAAGGGCAATATTCACTTGCCGATACCAATACACCTGGTGATGCCCTGGATCCGGTAGCGGTAGAAGAGGGTTTGATAGCACGCGAAGATCTGGCATTAAAACGCGAAACAGAAAGGGGCAAACTTGCTTTACAGGACAAAAAAATAGAATCTGATAAACAGATTGCTGAAAAGCAAGCTGCTACAGAACGTTACAAAGCTGATACAACTTTAAAAGTAGCCAGGGAAAATAAAACTGCTGCAGAACTAAAGAAGAAATCAGCTACTAAGAAACCCAGTAAGAAATAACAAGCTTAAGTCTAAAAGCTTCTTATAATTATAAGTAAGTGAGCTTCAAAACTCAGAACTTACTGTAAATTTTTGATTATATATCTTAAACACTAAACTTTACAACAATGGCTAAGCAAATCACAGATGCAAGCACGCTTCCTACATTGGAAGATTTCACAGAACAATCCCTATTATCTTCAGAGTCAGTTAAAGCTGCAGCTGCAAAAGCTGCTGCTGATGCTGCTGGTAAAAATGGTAACGGCACTACTACACCACCAGCAGTTGATCAGGTTGCTACTGCCGCTGCCACACTGGAAAAGAAAAAACAGGATGATGCAGCGTCTGCAGTTGCTCAAAAAGCAGGAGGTACCAAGCTTAAAAAGCAAACTGCAGACCAAACTACATCGGAAATCTCTGAAGAGGCTTTGACAGCTTTAAAAGCTAAAGCTGATACTGACATTACAAAACTTACAGAGGAAGAGGCTG